ACTTGCGGTCGGCTGGCGGTATTGAAAACGGGCTTGTGCCTTCGTTCATGCCAGAGACAAACGCCTCTGACATTTTGCGCAAGAGCTTGGCCTCCCAAGGTTCAATGTCAGTCATTGATCACTTGCTCAATTGGCGGAATTGCAAACACGCTTTCACCATCTCGCCGAGCTTTTACAAACGCTTTCGACATTTGCATAATACCACGAAATTCCCACGGGTCCGACAGGTTTTGCGTAGCCTGGGCATATGCCCAAACTTCAGACCATGATACAGGAATTTCCGCGCCCATGCCAGCCGTTGCGCTGGGTCCAACTTCAAAAAGCGCATCAAGCAAATACTGGCCTTCATTGACAGGCACCATAGGCACCTGCCGCTTTTGCGCGATCAGCTTTTCAACGCGGGTTTCGGTCCAGTGATCGGGCTTGCTATTAAGATGCCCGATCTGTGCCGCCGCAAGTTCAAGCTGACTTAGGCGTTTCCCAAAAAATTGGAACGCTTTGTGGCGTGATTAGCGACCTGCTCAACAAACGAACGCTCGCCCTCAACGCCGTTGATTAGCTGCAAGTTTAGGAACCATTCTACGTCCGCTGGTGCCTTTGCAGGCTTGTCGCCGCGATTGATATTCTTAAACCCGATCACAAGCGGGATTGCTGTCTCAACAAGGCGCTGGTGCATATCCTCTAGGGATGCTTCGTCATCGCCGCTGTCTTTGCCGTCTTTTTTATCCTGCGCCATTTTCAACTTGCGGATTTTGGCAAGCGCTGCCTGCGCCTCACGGCTTTCAGTTCCACGAACAACCACGATGCAAGGCTTGTCGCCGTCAAAGATTGGCTCTGCCGTTGCTGGGTTTTGCAGGTGAAGGTCGCGGCCCTGTTCTGCGGCTGCGCGGCTGTCAAATTTGGTGAAGTCCACTTGTCTATCCTATGTGGCTTGTGTGGCTTAATGGGCAGGGACGACAAGCCACAAGCCGCCCCTGCCCTACTGTCGCTCGACAGATTACGCTGTGACGGTTCCGCGAACAACTGCGCTGTTGCCACGGATCACAAAGGTTTCGCCCTTGTATTCAGAAGACGAACGCGCCCGGTCGCGGACGTTTGCGACAACGCCCATAAAGAACGCCAACTTGCCGTCAGCGTCTTCGATCTTGAACGACTGCGCGGTGTTGGTGCCAGCGGATGCACGGACTAGAATCTGGCCCGCGTCATCACTGATAAAGCCGTAGCTGACAGCAATTTCGCCCAGATCAGACGAACCGTTCACATGCTCAACGCGCCCGATCAACGTATCAATTGTGATGTCGTTTTGCGTGTCACCGACTTCGCCAACATCGACGATGCCTTTGATTTCGACGTGAGTCTGTGCTTTGTATCCGGTCTCATCAAAAGTTGCAGGAGAACCCGCGACCATTGAGACCTTCGAGCCAATATACGACGTGCTCATTTCTTTGCCCTTTCGGCTGTGTGGCCTTGGCCACAGTTAAGTTTTGCGCCTGCTTTTGGCCATCGGCCAGCCCAGCAAGCAAGGCACTCATGCAGAGGCTTCGTATTCCGCGCGCACCGGAACGCGCCAATCTGACCCGTCTTTAAAGCCCTGCAAAACTGAAGGAGGATGGATGATAACAACCACCCCACCGACAGAAACATTTAGGCGCAAGCCCATTGGATAGCGTGCCGCCTGCGGTTTGTCCGTCACTGCGTCATTTGTAATTCTTGGTGTGTATTACTTTTTCACGATAGGCTCCGATACTCTATGTAAATGGGTGTTTCCCAACGCTGCCCCTCTTCGCGACCGCTGCGAATGGTGGTGCCAACGATTGTGACCTTTGTCCCGTTGGCTTCCAGAATTTGCGCCCGCGTGAAATAATCAGAAATTGCACCGGCCTGCTTGCGGGTGACAATGTCGTAACCGTCCAGCGTAGAAACCAAGTTAACAATCAAAAAGCCTTGGCGCGTGTAAACTTGATCCGACAAGCCCAGCGGCACGTCATCGTTTCGCAAGTGCTGTATGGTCAGGTGTTCGCCTGCGGGCTTGTCCCCGCCCTTGCGTGGCCATATCGCCGTGTAACCAAGCCCGGCAATCATAACCTCGGCCTGCACATTTAGCGCCTGCGTGATATTGCTATCAATGTCACTCATTGCCTGCGAATCTCCAAACCAATTTGCTTAACAACCGCCGAAAACTCTTGAACAGTTAGCGTAACCATGCCTTGTGGGGCTTGCCGGGAAAATCCGCCAACAGTTTTTGGCCCTTCGCCATAACCGCCCTCTTCAAGCCTGCGGATGTACGGCAGATTGTTGGCAAGATAAATTGTGTCACCCGCCTTAAAACCTGCGCTTTTTGCCGTTGCTTGGGATACTGTGGCTTTGCCGCTTTTGTCGTCAATTTCGACCGTACCAGCCGCAGGCGTTCCGATGGAAACTTGCCAATTTGAACGCGCCCGCCCGGTGTCAACCGGCGTTTTGTAAATTATGCGCGCGAATAGCTCCAAAGCAACTTTGCGGACAATCTGGTCCATCTTGTCAGCCGTCTTGCGCTGAAACTTGTTTATGTCGTCCTCAAATCTACCCACTTAAATTTATCCTCTGCACACCATGTCATAAAGCGCGGTCTGCCCACCCGATGCCACGCGGCCAAGAATTTTGATTGTCAGTGTGCCACGGTCGCAAATTACTTTGTCGTTAAGCGTGACCTCGATTGATGCAGGCTCTACAATTACTTGGAAGTCACCGGCTCGGATGTTGGTGCCGTCTATGCGCCGCTCGGCAATCTCAAAGACCGCCATGCGCACAGACACCGGCGCAGGTGTAACGCCCGCAGTGCCGCCTGTTGGGTCTGAAGGCCCGCCGCCAGATGCCTGTGGCGTCGGTTGCTGAATGGTCCCTGTCTGGATTGCGTCAGGCTGTTTAGCTGCCAGCTTGGCAAACGCCGCTGTGACGTGGCTTGCAATGGTAGCCATTAGCCGCGCCTCATGCTGACCATGCCGGGACCGCCCCGGATGTACCCAAGCAGCAAGCCATCAACTGCAACAATGCGGGGCTTGCCAGTCGGCAATGTCTCGCTGTCAATTGTGATTGGACCGACCTTGATGCTTTCACTTGTGCTGCTGTTTACAATTGTTGCAAACGGCTCGATGCCGCCCTGCAAAATGTATGCCACTTCAAACTGCGCATAAATAATCTTTTGGGGAATTGAGTCAGGGTTTACCGGCCAGTCGTTTACAAGGTCATTAACCAAGCGCGGCCATGCTAGTTGCTGAAACTGGTATTGCTGCGAGCCGATAAACATATACTTGCGATCAAGAAATTTTGCCGCCTTGCGCAAGTTTATTTCGTTCGACGCTTCTGTCGCTTCTAAAGTAAAGCCCTGATCAATTGCATAGGAATCATAACCCGCAAGCGTGCCGTAGCTGTCAGCGGTCACGCCGCCGATGGTGGTATCAAGTGCCATTGCAGCGCCCCTTGTTTGTCAGAATAACCTTTATGAAGGGGCGAACCGAAGCCCGCCCCTCTGTAAAAATTAGCCTTGCAGCGTGGCGACAAAATCGCCTTTCCAGACCTTCGCACCGTAGAAAGTGGTGATGTCCAGCATCGACTTGCCGTAGCCTTTGTACATCGCCATCTCATAGACCAGACCAGAGAACGGGTCTTGCACGGTCAGGCGATCGGCAGCCATGTCGCCGCCTTGTGGCATGGCAGGCGGACGCACAACAAGCTCAGCCGCAGCGCGGTGAAACGCGAAGTTGCCGACGTAGCTGCTGCCGACTGTGATTGCGTTGTTGTCTGCAATTGCAACGCGGATGCCGGGGCCTTGAATCGTCAAGTTTCCAGCCGCGCCGACGAAGCCAGTGGCAACGACATACTTGTTTGCAGAGTCAGCTGCAAAAGTAATAACATCGCCAGCTTTGTAGCCGGTCGCACCTGCGGTCACGGTATCAACCGCAATAGTGGTATCGCCAACTGCCAACGCGCCGTTGGTTAGACCATTTGTGGCTGTGCCTTTGACGTGCGACACGATGCCGTTGCTTTCCTTCAGCATCAGGCCCTGCAAGTTCAGCAATTCGCCGCGACGTAGCAGGTCTTCACCGCCAGCCTCGTTTACCTTCTGCAGCTGGGCCAGGTTGCGCAGCTTGGTGCCGGCGGCTGTGTTGATCGCCAGAGTCGCTTGGCCGTCCAGCGGCATTCCGTTGTCCACAAGAATCTGGCGCGCCTCGGCAATCACGTCAAAGTTAGTGCCAAATGGAGTCGTGCCAGCGGTGCCAACTGCGCGGGATGCACCCTGATAGAGTGTTAGCGCAGCGTAGTTTTCAATCTTGTTAGTAATGCCCCGCATTGCCTGCGCGATCTGGTCGCCGTAGATGGTCTCGTACCCTGCGCCGTTGTTCAGCTTCAAGATGTCTTCGCCGGTGTACGGGATCTTGACGTTGGCCACCTTGTCGATTGTCGCGGTCTTGTTATCGATGGTCTGGTCGTCGCCTTCAGGGATGGTCATTGATGGGGTGTAAGATTCGTTGACCAGCGAAGCCCGCGTAAACG